GATCGCAACCAATGCGAACGGCACAAAACTAGCTGATTGGTGGGTGGATATCGCACTCGCCACAGGCACGTATCCGGCTTACGAAATGCCAGTCAGTGTGATGCAGTCCGGGCTGAGCACGCTCGATGCGGCAGCGGTTGCGGATGCTGTCTGGGATGAAGCCACGAGCGGACACACGACAGATGGCACCTATGGCGGGCAGATTGTCAGATCAACGAACAGTAACGTCGAGGTGCAAATCACAGGTAGCAATCATATTGCAGCCGATGTCCACGAATTCCAAGAGAATGTGCTCACAAGCGAAGCGACAGACGAAACGTTTATCGCTGAGGTGCAATCTGGTCTGGCAACAGATTCCAAGTTGTCCAGTGCCTACGATTTAGTTGCTTGGCTCTTAACAGCGGCTGTTGGAAACATTTCTAACGCTCAGACTGCTGCAGAGTCATTTGAGTTGATACTTGGAGGGGTTACTTATACCGTTACTGGCAGCGGCATGACTGAGTCCGGCAATAGAGGTACAACAACGTTGAGCAAGGTCTGATGGCTACAGGAACGTTTCTTAGAAGAACCCGGCTAAACTCGGTGCGTATGCGTGCTCCGAGAATGTTTCGTGGCGTGAAAGTTGCCCTAATCGCTATTACAACTCCCCCTGTAGTTGAAGCGTGGGAAGTACGGAGTTACGCAGAAGCAGTTTTTGAAGTCAACAGAGACGGTGGAACTATCTTTGATGTCAGTGAAAATGCAAACACTGTCTGGAGTGTAAAATGACAGCGGCATTCTACGGAAAAGTGAATGAAGACAGTTCTTTTGCTATTATGTCCAGAGTCTCCGTTGCGGGAGAGTTATGGACACAGGCAGTTGTTGCGTCTATTTCTTTTAAGATTTGGGATAGCAGCAACGTTGAAGTTGCTTCAGGACCGCTCACCGTAGGTGCTGTTGTGTTTGATACACTTCAAGTTGACGGAAGATGGAAAGTTGATTCTACAGGATACAACTTTCGACACGACTTGGATCATACCGTCCTGACAGATGCAGGAACCTACCGGATTGAGTACCATGTCACTATGGCGACCTCAAATGAGTTCATACTGGGACCGGGAAGCATCGAAGTACCGGAGATGCTGACAAGTTAAACAGAGCGATACCCCCATGACGATACAGTTAAAAACAAAACCCTTAACTTCATTCATCAGGTCTTCAACACGTAAAAAGCGAATACGGATACCGAAGACTTTTTACAAGAATGGGCAACTGTTAGGTTTCCAGTTTGACGAGGACACTGAGACCAATACAGTTCAATTTCTTCAGGGAATACCGAACTACAACCCATTCGAGCAAGCAGAGGGGTATTACTTTGACCTCGACGAGTGGAGCAAGATCATTGCGTTCATATTGAACGAGTGTACTTACCCAGAAGGAACATTGACTGGAAAACCTTTCATCCCTGAAGTGTGGCAGTCATGTATCTACGCCAACTTGTTTTGTTGGAAGTCAGAGAAAACAAATCTGAGAAGGTACAGGGAATGCTTTATCTACGTCCCGAGAAAGAATGGTAAGACCACAGCCTTTGGGGCGGTCATAACTTTGATCATGTTCTTCACCCAGAAAGAGCAACGGTCACAGAGTTTTTGCTGTGCAGCAGACACTGATCAAGCACTGGTCAACTTTCGACATTGTCAGTTCATGCTGGAGAACAATCCCCGACTACTGGCTAAGTTAAGAGACGGCAGGGTGTTTCGTTCCCAGAAAAGTTTTGAGCACGTTAATGGGAATATGTTCAAAACACTGTCTTCTGTAGCGGACACCAAGCACGGGTTATCACCAAACTTTGTTTATGTTGACGAAGTTCACGCTCATCACAACAGCGAGTTAATCGACGTTATGAAAACGGGAACCGCTGCCCGTAGAGAGCCACTAATCGTTTACACGACTACAGCAGACTACGACAGACCTTCAATCTGTAATGACCTCCACAAGAAGGCAAAGGACATTGCAAAAGGAACTCAATGGCAACCTTCGTTCCTGCCGGTGGTCTATGAAGCGGATGTCACTGACGATTTTGAAAGTCCGGCAGTCTGGAGAAAAGCCAATCCAAACTATGGAATGTCAATTACTGAAGAATACTTTTCAGACATAGTAGCGTCGGTAAAGAACAACCCGACAGAACTGAATAGATTTTTACGTCTGCATTTAGACATACGGACAAAGACAGAGACCGCTTGGATACCTCTTCATGTTTGGGCAAATGGAAATCCAAACGAAGAAGAAGTAAAGTTGATGTCAACGTCAGATATTATGGAGTGGATGACCGAACACAAAAATTGGCACAACATCGCGTCTGACTCAAGGTTCGGTGAGTCAACTGCAATTACTGTCAAGATAGCAAACCAACAACTGTACTATTCTTGGTTCATTAACCACGTTGAGTCTTTAAGGGATGAAGAGTGTTACGGCGGGTTTGATAACTCAAGAGTAGAAGACATTGCTTCCTTCAATCTTTGGTTCCCTAAGTACGGAATCATACTTCAGTGGAGTTGGTGCCCTGCCGAATCAATTCATCGAAGGGCCAAAGAACAAGGCATCCCTTACGACCTTTGGTACGAGTCTGGGCTGCTCAATTCGACATCACCAAACGACACAGTGGACGAGCAACAAATCATTGACTGTTTAGTTGGCACGAGAGACAATGCTTACACAGGGCTACTTGCTCACTTCAGAGGGTGCAGAGAAGTATGCTTTGACCGATTTGGGTCATTACATATTTACAAGACGCTGAGAGAGTACGGGTACGCTGCACGAGCATATCCTCAAAACTTTCTAGGGATGAATGAACCTTGCCGCCGTTTAGAAGCGATGTGCGTTGACAGGCAAATAGCACACGGAGGAAATCCCTTCCTCGAATGGATGGTAGGAAACGTTATGGTTGTACAAGATCGGGACGGTAAAATGCGTCCTGACAAGTATAACTCAACAAACAAAATTGACGGCGTAGTTGCGACTCTCATAGCAATCGGTTCTTGGTTACACCCAGAGAATGAAACTATTACGGAAATCAGAGGGATCGCAAATGTTTAGACTGGCAAGACGCGAAAAAGCAACTAATGCCAAACTATCGTTTGCCCGTGAGTTGATTAGTTCCGTTTTCAACAGCGGTGCGATGTCGTGGGAAAGACTGCTTGGTGTTTTGAACAGCGAAAAGTCAGCAACCAGAACTGCTGAGTCTTCCTTGCAGTTGACTGCTATACGCTGTGCAATCCAGATCTATACCAGCATGACAGCGACTTGTCCGAGACGTATGTACGCACTGGACGCCAACACAGGAGAGAACCTGAAAATCGTAAAGACTACAGACAGCCCTGCAAGCCGTCTATTTGGTCATTACTTCAACGACGATCTATCATCTGATGACGCACTACTGACAATAGTGTACGATGTGCTGATGCACGGAAATGCTTACTTTCTTCGAGAGAAAGACGGCCAAGGAAGAACGTCAAGGCTCCACTACGTACACCCCAGCAGAATTCCTCGGGAAAACATTCGCCGTGCTGCGGGGAACGAAGTTCTGGCGTCTGGTAGAACCGCAACAAAAGGCGAATTGGTTTACCGTATTGATAGTGGTCTTAGTTATCGAGACAGGAATGACGAAGCGATATTCGTTTCTCGTTCAGATATTGCCCATTTCAAGGGAAGCATTCTGGACCAAGAGCATCACAGGGCTTTCGGGTTTTTGGAGAACAGCGGGCTGTCAGTGGGCATGTACCGGGCCTCTGAAGAATTCGGTTACAGGTTTTACTCGCGTGGAATAGCCACTCAGATGTTCTTAACAACTGAGAATAGGCTATCGCCAGAAGTGCTTAAACGGCTTGAAGCGACTTTTGAAGAAGATCCAAATGCACCTTTAGAAAACATCTTCAAGGCGAGGATTCTTGAACAAGGGTTGAAGCCTGTCCACATGGGAATTCCGTTTCAACACTTGCAGTTTATTGAGACACGAGCATTCAGCGTCGAAGACGTATCTCGTGCGTTCAACATCCCTCCCATACTGCTCCACAGTTACATGGGAACTGAAGCGGGCAAGACGGACATAGCCGAAGCGATGTCTTTGTTTATTGGTTCAGGAATTGGCCCTTTTCTTGACCGTATCGGAGTGCAGTATCGAAACGAGTTACTGCCTTTGGGTTCACAGACAAACTACTCATTCCAGTTTGAGAAGTTGTACCTGCACCGGCATTCTCTGGACAAGTTTACGTCTGCACTGAGGAATTTGTTTGAGATCGGTGCCTTAAACCGTAGCAAAATCATGAGTCTTCTTGGAGGGCATATAGACCCGAGCGACCCAGCAGCAGACCCTCGATACGTTCCTGTCAACATTATGACTGTCGAGCATTCGCTGCACCTTCAAGAACAAGCAAACTTGGCTAATCAAACCGCGAGTTCAAATCTGGAAATGCTGGACCTACAAAAAGAAAGTCAGCGTAAACAGAACGAAGCCGTTGAAAGAGTTGAGCAAGTAGATACGCCGGATCAAGCAGTTGAACCTGAAGAGTCTCCAAACACTATCAAACAGGAAGACTTAGACGAATCACCTTCACAAGAAAACATCGACAAAAGATTGAGGGCAGCAAACAATTTGGCATACAAAGCATTCTGCAACGTAGTCAAGGGGCTGTACGAATACGAAAAACGTGTATTGGACCGTAAACGCGAAACACGCCCTAATGACTACGACAACGCAGTAACTGAACTATACGCCGATGGTGGCAGGTTCTCCGAAATGCTGAATGAACAACTCAGCAGATGGGAAGGGATTGTCGAAGGCAAAGATATTCCCTTATTGATTACTAACTGGCTTTCCGACCAGAAACTACCAGAGGAACTGACTGATGCGATTAGTGCTAAACCGTAAACACCACCACAGCGGAGTGCTGGAGACAGAAGCAACTTTCAACGACGCAGGTGAACTTCTCATCTATGACGTAATCATGCCGTCAAAAGGGTGGGAAGGGGACACTGCAGTTACACCCACTGACGTTATGGATTTCATGAAGGAAACGGGAAATGGTGACCTCACAGTTCGCATCAACAGCAGTGGAGGTGAAGTAAGTTCCGCTCTGACCATGTTCAACCGCTTGCTGGAACATCCGGGCAAAGTCACCACTATTGTAGACGGCTACGCATTCAGTTCTGCTGGATGGTTAGCACTTGCGGGCAGTGACAGGCAGATCTGTAACGGTGCGTTGTTCATGATGCACAACCCTTATATGTACGAACGGATTGACTCCGAAGAAGCGGCACAGAACGTACTTAACAGGTGGAAGGCCCACAGAGACAGCATCGTTGATATCTTCACTTCCAGAACTGAAATGGAGGAAGAAGATGTACGGAACATGATGCAAAAAGAAACGTATCTTTCATCGACTGAGGCTGTTGATGCGGGACTTTTTCACAGCGTCCGAAATACGCAACCTGAGACAGCGATGTTGAATTGTCTACAAGTGCCCCAAGCAGCCTTAAATAAGGCGAAACTGCCTGAAGTAGACATCCAATCTCTACGTAGACGAATGTTGAATATTCGTAAAAAATCTTTGACGAAATAAACTCAATCGTTTAACTTAACTCTCAGTCTGCTTAAAGCAACGCATATCGGCAGATGAAAACCATTTCATTCATTGGAGGATTAACAAAATGGCATCTGCCTTTTTTGCATACTCAGCGGCTGTATTTGGCCGTGTACTGAACGACGCCCCTGCAAAGCACAGCGATGTTTTGAACATGGGAGCAAACGAACTTCAGGACGAAAGAACCCGCCTGATCGCTGTTACAGAGGCTCTTGACCTCAAAGGCGACAAACTGAGTCCTGAGGAAACAACCGCTTACAGCGAAGCAGTTGACCGACTGGAAGCTGTTTGCAATAGAATCGCAATCAGTGCGACTGGCATTAAGGAACGCCGAGACGCATTGCTTGCGCAGAACCGACTGGCAAATGTAAGCCGTGGATTGAACTTTGATCCCGGTCAGAGTATTTCTGTACGTCCTGCATGGGAAGACGACAACGATAAGTACGGGTTCCGCGATCAGCGAGAATTTTTGAACTCTGTCGTCAACCTGTACAGAACCAACGGAAATCAGTTTGATGAACGGCTAAAGAAGTCGGTTGCCAACGCCGTCGGTTCTGACGAGTTCACCCGTGCCGACTGGGAAGCACAGGGTATTATGATCCCTCGCGGGTTCATCTCTTCAGTAATTCAACTTGATCCAGAAGCGGATCAGTTGACAAGTCTGATGACCCGCATTCCGATGTCCGCTCCGACCGTAGATATTCCTGCTCGCGTTGACAAAGACCATAGAACATCTGTGACTGGTGGATTCCGTGTTTACCGTGCGAAAGAAACGGCAGCACCTGATCTGTCCAAAAACAGAATGGAATTGATCAGTTTGAAGGCTCACGAGATCTTCGGTGCAGCGGCAGTTACTAATCAACTGCTACGTGACTCTCCGATTTCTATTGCTGCGATCATTGATCAAGGCTTGCGACAAGAATCCCGCAGTTACCGTATTGACGAACTCATCAACGGTAACGGAGTGGGCCGTCCTCTTGGGATGCTCAACTCAGGCAACGATTCCTTGCTGACCGTTCTCCGTAAGGTTGGACAGGCAGCAACAGATGTCCTTACCGGGGAAAACATCATCGAGATGCGATCTCGGGTATGGGGTTACAACGACTGTGTATGGCTAGTCAACCAAGACTTGTACCCGCTGCTGTTTACTCTGGTGATTGAATCGCCAAACAACGCCGGTTTGGTCAAGGTCTTCAGTCCGGGAACAGGGGCAGGAATGCCTGACACGCTGCTTGGTCGCCCAGTGATTTACACTGAGTACATCAACGGCATCGGCAGTGGGACCGGAGCTAACATTTCGGATTGGGGAGACAATTTCATCAGTTGCGTCAACCCGACTCAGATGTACTTCGGCGAACGTGGCGGTGAAACAATGGATCGAAGTATCCATGTCCGCTTCCTCGAACGAGAAGAAGTCTTTCTGTTCACCAGTCAGGATGACGCTCGACCAGCATGGACTAGCGTTCTGACGCCGAAGAACGGACTTACCAAATCACCGTTCGTTGTGTTGAGTAAGACTGCCGCGACCTGATTTGCGTCCCCGTTGTTGTGAGGGGAGGGTCTGGCCGCTCTCCAGCCCTCCCCTCTAACTCATGCTTTCATCCAGAAATGGAGTTTACGATATGGCTATGTTGAAGTTCACGCATCTGTCGTCTAAGAGTGAAATCTCCCCTCTGGGGACAATCACTTGTGACGGCAGTACAAACAATGTGCTTGTCTTGTCAGGCAAAATTGACAAGTCTATCTTTGTTGCCAAAGGGGCAACACTGACTGGCGTATGCACTGTTACCGTCACAGGTAATACTGCAGCAGACGGAACTGGTACTGATACAACCATCAAAACGTTTGCTGTTGCTGCCGCTGTGTCAGGTGGTAACTTTGCTTGTGAGATTGACAGCGAAGAAATTTCTTACGCTGAAAATCAGGCAGGTGCAGAATTCAAGTCTGTTGTCTACAAAGTCAACGGTACGAACACTGACACTGTTCCCGCAGCAGTTCAGACTTGTTACCTGAAACAGAATGCTGACCTGACACCGACAGGTGGTTCCAGCGTTACGATTTCTTGATCCCCGTGACACCCCCAACCGCCAGTAGAATGCTACGCACGCTGGCGGTTGGCAGGGTGAATACAACACACCCGTCGCGGCTCTGAATCGAGGTAACGTGAGGAGCGTTGCCAACATTAAACCCGCATCATGGACGGGTTCGTATTCCGCTTCGGCGGATAGCCGGTTTGCGGTTTCCGGGGGTGGGCCGTAAGCCGGTTTTTATTAGGAGCAAGAAATGCCAGCTATCGTTGATATCGCCTCAGAAGCCTCTCTGAGCACTGTTGTTACGCAGGCATTTCTCAACGACGTAAAGAGGAACCTCGGGTTCGATCCTGATACGTCGGACAACAACCTTCCCTTTGACCTCCAAGGGCTTGTAGCGGAATGCGTAGCGACCTGCGAACGCGAGCAATGGCGTTTTATACGTCGAAAGCAGGTATCCCTCAGCCTGCCTTACAGAGCGTTCAGAAACGCCGATAGGCTGCTGTTTCTACCCTTCGGAAAAACTACAGCACTGACTTCATTTACTTATCTGAAGACTGACGGCACAACGGGAACCGTGACCTCTGATAAGTACACAATCTACGCCCACGAGCCAAGTAAGTTGTGGGCAAATGATTGGTCAACTGTTCTGTCAGAAGTCGATGAAGAACAGCCGTACCCGATTACTGTCACCTACACGACAGGATACTCTTCCGCTTCTGAAGTTCCTCAAACAACTCTCAGAGCGATTAAGATTTTGGCGTACCACCTGTTTGAGTTCAGGGACGCTGTCAGCGAAGGTACTGTCAACGAACTTCCACAAGGCTACTGTCAACTTCGCGACTTGTCGCTGTTGAATGATCACAGAGCAATCAAGTACGTTGTCGATGACTACACGATTGTGAGTCCATCATGAACAAGTACAATCGACGATCACGGCCAAACCTGAGACACGTTGTAGAATTCTACGTACCGTCTACAACAGCGAGTTCTTCAGGAGAACTGGAGACTGCCTTTACTAAAATCTATCGCGGGCCATTCTCTATGGAGAAGCCCATGCGTCCAACTGAGATTGCGGACGCTGGAAGAATTCAGGATCAACAAGTATTTCTGTTGATCGGGCAATGGTGCAAACCGGCAATGGATGTGACAGAGGGTGCCCTTGCTTTCATTCCTTCAACCCAGAAAGCGTATGCGGTTGACGGATCTGCTACTGATCCTTGGGGCGATAAGCGTAAAGTTCATATCCGCATTGTAGACAACGTCTCCAGCGAAGTAACTGCCGCTATGGTGAGTGAGGTAGCGTAATGGCTACTAAAAACCTTGCTATGGTGTATAAGATGGAGGTAAGCCCGGAGATCCGGAGGAACTTTGAAAACCTGAAGAGAGCAACAGTTCGGAGTGCTTGTCGGCAAGCGACCAGAGCGGCACTAAGACCTGCAGCCAGACACCTGAAACGGGAATTGATGAAACTGGGTACACGTAAACCAGACCTTAAAAACGGGTCAAAAGGGAACCTGTATTCAACTGGTGCTTCAATGCGTGCAATCGGTATTAAGGTTCGCACGGGCAGAAGCGGACGCACTTACGGGATCGTTTCAGTAAACCGAAAGTACACTGAACACTTAATCAACCAGCCCAGTACACGGGTCTTCAGAGATGGATCTGTAATCAGTGCCAGACAACGAAGCGTTTCAATGGGTATGGCTAAAACAGGCCGTAAAGGGAAAACTGTTTACGCTCGCGGGTTCCCTAAACCGGGTGTAGATGTGCCCAATTACTCCAGACGGTCAATGGCAAGAAAGCGTGTGCCGAATAAGTATTGGCACTTGTCTGAGTACGGTTTCAGAAGAAAAAACGCAAGTTTTCAAGGTCACAGATTTGTAGAAAAAGTCTACAATCAAACTAAAGGTAAGGCACAGACAAAATTTGCTGAGATACTTAACAGAGCGATAAAAAGGTACAACCAAAAGTACGCTCAAGGGAAGAACGTATGAGTGCCCCTTACAACCTTGATGTAGGAATACAGACACTGCTTGTATCTGCAGTGCCTGTGAATACGAACGTGTACAAGTCAATGCACGTACCTTCAGACGACATCCATAAAACCCCTAATGGATATGTGTTTTGGTCTTACTCAGAGTTCACCCCCGCACTGTGCTCTGAAGGATTTGCAGAAGAGAACGGAAATGAGTCTATTAGTTTCGTTGTTGACGTTGCTTGTGTAGCTCATGACAATGCAAGGCGTAAGGCTTTATCTGGAAGTGTTCTTGATGTACTGCAGCCAACGGTAAGTGGTCGTAGAACGTTCCTGAAGTCCTATACAGTGCCTTCTACCGGGGTATTCTTGCAGTATCTTCGGCTTGAGTCGATGGAAGAAAGCGGAATCCTGCGGGTCGGACAAAGCACCCCTGACCAGTCAATTTTAATCATGACATTCAACGGCAAGGCAACTTGCTAACAGGAGATTCAAATATGTCCAACAGAGATACGTCGCTAATCCGTGTAAAGTTCTTTCTCCAAAACGTTGATCCTTCATCCCCCGGAACAGACACAGGATCAGACGTTTACGTGTGTTTGGTCGATGGTCCCAACTGGTCAGGGCTTACTCGGGGAGATGTTGAAACAACGTGTTCCGAGACAACACTCGATGACTGGGGTAACTTGATCCGAACATTCCGTGCAGGTAAACTGGTAGACCTCGGAACTGTTACGCTGACAGTTGACTGGGACGCTGATGATAGTTACGGTGGTCGTGAGTTTGCTGCATTCATGGACGGCAGAACTGGTGACCTTTTGATTGAGTTTCCAGCCGCTTCAGGCGAGACGACTGGACCTATCGTCACGCTAACAGGTTACTGCAACAGTTTCACACCTTCAGGAACTGTACTGTCTGACGAAGATTCTGCACGTTCAACAGCAGAACTTGTGTACAAGTTGAATGCTATTGCGTACACAGCACCTGTCTGATAGTTATTGACCCCCAACCCCCTTCACCCCTTTTCAGGAACGTAAGATGGCTATTACTTTCGCTAAACTTAAAGAAGAACCCGTAGAGGGCAACGAAACTGCCGTAGTCCGTGAACCGACTACTGGACTTGTGACTGCCTTCTTGAACATTCTCGACGAGGCCAAAGACTCCGAAGGAAACTTTCCTACAGGGATGTTTCTAGGGCTACGCAGTTTGGTAACACTGTTTGATAACGGTCAATTCTTTTTAGGTAGTCTGATCAATTACCTGAACGAAGTTGACAATGAAACATGGGAGTATTCTGTCTCACTAAAAGACAGTCCACGGCAAATCTTAGAGGCTCTGTCTGCTGAGTACGTGCTGCGTGTTGTGGAATACTACACTGACCAGATTCCCCACAGCCAGACAATCAAACTGAATGAAGCAATCGACAAGGTTTGGCCAAGTAAAGAATCAAAGGGAAACGAATAACCCCCGGCGACGATAGGTGGTTTGCATTATTCCTATGCAGCCGCTGGGGTAAGTTTCTCTCAGAAATTGAACAGATGCCTGCATCTGAATTCTACCAGCATAAAGCGTTCTGGAAAGAAAACAGATGGGGTATGAACGATGACCTGCAAGCAATCAGCATTAGCAACTACATGAAAAGTAAGTCTGCAAAAGTGCGTGTTGAACCTTGGCAGGTTAAAGAGTGGACAACCCAGCAAGGGTACACCCTCAGAAAAACCAACTTATTCCGTAAACCCGTTGCGGCTATCCGCAAGGGGTTTATGTCTATAGTGAATGCGGTTAAGGGAGCCAGAAATGTCTGAGAGTTACAATGCAATCGCAATCAGAATGGGCATTGATACCTCTCAGTTTGATGCTGGCTTGAACCGATCAAAGAGCCGCATTGACGACGTTGCTAAGCGTATGTCAATGGCCAGCGAAGAAAACCGCCGCAATGCTGCTGTGTCTTCAGGAGTATCGAGGCAGGTAGGAGTAGAGCAAGAAAATGCTGAAATAATGAAAGGATTGTTGCTGGAGCAAACTACTTACACCACCAACCTCAATAACGCAGTACAGAGAAACATCCGTTTAACCGCTGAAGCGTCAACCTCTGGTATGGAGTTCTCAGCCGCACTTAGGGAGCAAATGCAGAGCAGTCAACAGCAGATTAACGAAGAAGAAAAACTCCACAGACTGCGAGTAGCCAGAGCCGCTGATGAAAGAAGGGAAGCAGAATCCCGTGCGTTCAACGAACGTGTAGCTCAAGAGGCGAGAAACAAAGACATTGAATTGACTAAAGCAGCTACTGCTGTAAAAGAAAGTTTGATTACCGCTGAACAGAGACACAACGCCAAGGTCGCCCTGTATGACACGTTGTTAAGTAAGAACAAAATAACGCAAGTCGAACACGCTGCTGCGGTACAGATGTCCGCTAACGCTCTAAGAGCACAACAAAGCGGGTTTGGTAACCTGCACGGCGTGATGATGCAAGCGTCGTTCGCTGTTGAAGACTTCACGCAGGTACTGATGATGGGTGGTGGTCTCAACATGGCGTTGATGTCCGCTTCAAATAACATCACTATGATGCTTCACTCAACAGGTATGATCAAGAGTGTTTGGGGCACGCTTGCGATCTCCAGTATCCCACTACTCTTATCTGGAATAAGTAAACTTGTTGAGTCAATGAAAGAAGAGGAAGAAACACTCGAAGACTACACTTCCCGGCTGTCCGAGTATTTCAGTCATGTAAATCAAGAATTGCAGAGAGAAATTGAACTGCTCAAGTTCCGTAGGGAATTGGTAAACATATCGGCAGAAGTAAACGAAATCAAAACTTTGGAAGAAGCCCAGAGGCGACTGAACAAACTAAAAGAAGAGCAGTTAAGGATCGAACAGGAACTCAGTATCAGGCAGAAAAAGGACGACGACATTGTGAGAAACATGTTGTCTTCCGAAGGTTCATTACGTAAAGAACGTAAGTCGGAGTCAGTCAAACACACACAAGACATGTTCACCTTAAACCCTTACAGTTTCGAAGACGACCTAGCTGCATCCCTAGAGTATGCAAAAAACACCGACTATGTTATCTCTCGGCAAAAGATACTCGCAAAGCAACTTGAAGGGATAGTTAGCCTTGATGAAGCACGGTTGCGTATTGGGGAATACTTATCAAGCATCGCTAACCTTGAAGGTCTTAGAGCAGAGCGTGAACGTATGCGTGCTCTTCAGCAAAGCGATGAACTTAGAGACTACGCTAAAGAAAAACAAAGGTTGGATCAAGAAAGGATTGCAGCGGAGAAAGAAATTGAAGATATAGAAAATAGGAGAATGGCTGAACTGAAGAAAATGGAAGAGGAACGTCTCAGGGCAAGACAGAAAGAAGAATTGTTCCTTATCACTGCAAACGAAAAAGAACGTGAACGGTACGGGTTGCTAAAAGAGATGTTGGAGTTTTCCGACATAGACCCAACAACCTTTAGCGACCGAATGACGAAAGAAGAGTTCAATGCGTCTCAAGCGTTTTTACAGGCACAAATTCAAGCCACACGCTCCCAACTCAATGAGTTAAAAGAAAAAACGGAAGACCGAGACACGGTCCCAAAAGGCACCCTTGAACAAGACGTATTCAAAGCCCAATCTGAGGCTTTCAAGCAGATGATGGAAGCAAAAGAACCTGAAAGAAACCCTCAAATTGACGATACAAACAGAAAACTGGACACGCTTAACGATTTAATGGGCAGACTCCGGGCAGTTATTGAGATTGTCGGATAAAGGGAACAACTAATGCCTCTGGTAACTATTGAGGGCTTTCTACTTGATTCCGAGCAATTAGCTGCTGCATACGGATCTCAGAGCCTGAATGCAACCTTACTGATTGAAGTAGACTCACCTTTAAGGGACGCTACATACGTTCAATCAGTGCTCCCTGCCTTTGGTTCTCAAGCAGAACCTACGTTCACGATAGGCAAATCTTATTACCCCGGAAGAACTGACCTGATACTGAAGGCTGCACCTTCGGTTCGGGAACACGAGGCAGGAAGGCCGTTTTGGCTAGTAGACCTTCAGTATGCATCCGACGACTGGTTGAACCAAACGCTTGAGGGGGAGAACCAAGGAAGGGGAAAAGTCGGCCTAAAGAAGCGGATCGACAGCGTCACGGGCAACATTATTGTTGACCCTACTGATGAACCCCCAACTTGGTCTTCCAGCACGCGAACTGTACAGGCAACAAGATGGCACAGTGCAGATGGGAAGTTGCTGCGTCACACAAACAACCTCCCTGTAACCGAAGGAATTACCCACCAGAAAGTCTTGGAGGTACACACCTTTACGTGGAACGTAGATTACGATACGTTTGACTACGACACTGCTGTCAAACCGTATATCGGAAAGATCAATAACTCCACGGTTACAAACTTGAAAAATGGTCAGAAGTGGCATGTTCACTGCGAATCAATAACTTGCACTGAAAATTACAGAACAGTCAATTTAGGGACTCCCAGCGGGCAAACAGGCGGGCAAGGAACATTCCATTACATCACCTTAGTTGCTAACTTTGTTATTGACCGCAGAACATACGATGCAAGTGTAGCGGCTGATGATCAGTATGGGTACTTCCGAGAGTCGATGCGTAGGGTGTCAATGCACACCAGAGCTTACCCTAGAAACTCTGCGGGGGTAGTAGTAAAAGGAAAAGGGCACTCAGACATTGACGTAAATGACGAGGGCACAATCGCAACTTCACCTTGGCCATTAGATCCTTATGGGGCTGCGATCCAGTACAGAGCTACCTTCCCAGCACTTCCCACAATAGCAACAGCCGACCCACTAACGGACTACGGGTGGATTGATACAGGTCTGCCAGAAGAAGCAGATCTGAACACGTTTGTCACAACCCATAATCTGGTAATACCATGACTCCTAGAATTGGCGGGTTCTCTCCAGAAGACGCTCAGCAGATACATCAAAGAGTTTTGGGGAGTACGTCTTCTCAGAAAGACTTTGATCAAGCGAGGAACTACACAACAAGAGCCTCGCATTACTACGTAAAATTGATTGAAGACTTACAGCCCGCTGAAAACCCGCTAACAGGGCACACTCACGCCGAAGCCCACGTAGTGAGGTATGTTCAGCCCCGTCAACCGGACAGTCTGGACAGAGAAGAAACAACTTCAAACGACACAACAAAACTAAAGATTACTAACCGCAGCCCTGCGTTCAGTGCTTATCAAGATCAGGTCATTCTTGTAGTTCGTGTTGGCACTGAATGGGCACCACTGAACTCAATCGGAAACCATCTTCAGTGCATACTGGAAGAAACCCTGTACGCAGCGGTAGACACCTTTACTGACCCCAGTACAGCACAGGCATGTGTACTCCGCAGAAATACATCCGGTAACTTGGAATTCACCGGGCAAATGATTACTGTCACAAACCGCTTGGAGTACGTCAGCATTGACCCTGACACTTACATTCGTGTTGAATGGTTAGACGGCGAATGGCATCCATACGTTGCTGACTGCGGTGCTCAGTCTGAGTCAATTCAGTCGTGCTCTATCCTGCCCCCAGTAGGCAGTACCAGCCCGAGCACAGGTAGTGGGAGCGTTCCATAATGTTACTAGGCTGCGGATGCAACTGCTTAGACAATCCAAGCGAATCCATTGTTGTGTCAGAGCCTTCGGTAGATACTCCGTCGAGTCTGGCACAGTCAAACAGTTCAGCATCAGTGTACGAACCATCGGTGAGCGTACCACCGCAGTATTGCGGGGCGTGCATCAATTTCCCGGCACGTTGGCGTGTGGATATCCCGCATACGCTGTTTCGATTTAACTCTGGAGTCGTTCCTCCACCGTTTGGTTTTCCACACTTCCGAAATTGCACACTGACCACACCTGGCAATGGTTATCAACTGACGGCATACACAGGACCAGTCATACGCAACGTCTTCAATGCAACGCATTGTCAAAGTTGGGCAAGCGGGGAAAAACGCATCAACGTGAGTGCCGTAAACTGCGATCTGGCGGCACCGTGTGCGAACGATCCGTTAGGTAATCCTCGCGTTCAGTTAGAGGCGTGGGATCTGGATGATGGGCAACCGGGATTAACCACGTTCTTCGCACTCTATTACGTGTGGTCGTATTGCGTTCATAATGCGGGTGGATTAACGTCGCACTACTGGTTTGCATACCGATGGAGTTGGTTGGTGCATCGTGACACGCCACCGTTTGCCGTATCTTGCGTCAGATCATTTCAGGCGGACTACGCATCGGCGGAAACCAACTGGCCGACGATTGCGTGGTCAATGCCTTATCTGTTCGCCTCCCTACCGCAGCCAACGCTGCAGGTAAACCCAGCATGAAATGCAGATACCTTAGTTACTCTGATGGCGATTTAATCAGGTGCAGCAATCACCGCGACATGCTACACAGCGGAATTTTGCCTGCCGAGTTTTGCGGTCAGTGCCCATACAGTAAGCCAGTTGACTTCTTTAGCCAGACTGAAGCCCTACTGCGTGCAGACCCTAACGACTATCCTGCCGCACCAAGAACTTGTGGCTCGTGCCAGCAGCCCAAGCAACGGAACGCCGTTACTCAATT